AATGGTATCTGTCACAGAACTTGCAATCGGTGGAATTGTCACCATTGATGGAATACCAGCACCAACTGGAGAGCATATTCTTGAGGATGGAACAACAATTGTTCTTGGAGACAATGGAGCAATCACTGAAATCAAACCAGCAGAACCAACTGCTGAAGTTGAAATTGAAGTTGAAGGAAAGAAAGAAGAAGACATGACTGCAAAGTTTTCTGCATTTGAGACATCAACTCTTGAGAAGTTTTCTTCTTATGAGGAGAAGTTCAAACAATATGAGCAAAGATTTGCAGACTATGAAAACAAGTTAAACAATGCTCACAAAGTGATTGGTCTTCTTAAAGATTTGACACAACAACTTGCAGATTCACCAACTGGAGAAGTTGATGAAGCAGTAAAGTCAAGCAACACTTTTGCAACCAAAGAAAAGAAAGAAAATTCATACGATATCCTATTCAGTAAAAAATAATTAAACCAAAGACAAATGTCATTATCATTAGGCACATTGAGTGCATACACAAAACAACTGGTTCAACCACTTTTGACTTCAGCAGTGATTGAAGCAAAGACACAACAACTTATCATGGATGGTGGTATTGTGATTCCAAATGCTAAGTCTGTTGTTGCAGTTCCTATCATGGACACTGATGCAGTATTCCAAAGTGATTCATGTTCATGGAATCCTTCTGGAACAACTTCTTTCACACAGAGAACAATCACTGTTGGAAAGATTAAAATTGAAGAGAGCATATGTCCTAAAGACATGGAGCAATACTTCCTCCAAGAAGCATTGAAAAATGGAAGCACATATGAGGACTTTGGCAATGCTGAATTCCAAGCAGCATATCTTGCTAAAAAGAATTTAAGAATTGCAGCACAAATTGAAACTGCATTGTGGCAAGGTGACATCACTGGTTCTGGTGGAGCAAACTTGAACAAGTTTGATGGTCTTATGAAATTGATTGATGCTGGTTCACCAGTAGATGCGAATGTATCTGGATACACTGGAGTTGCTACAATAAGCACAATCACTGCATCAAATGTAGTTGCTGCAACAGAAGGAATCTACAAAGCAATTCCAGCAGCAGTAATGGCTAAAGGAGATGTGAAAATCTTTGTTGGAAATGATTGGTACAGATTACTTATCATGGCTTACAGAGCATTGAACTTATTCTCTTACAATCCACAAGATGCGAATGCAAGTTCTTTCATCTTACCAGCAACAAACATTGAAATTATTTCAACAAATGGTTTGAACGGGACTGGTGATGCTTATGCAATCAGTTTGTCAAACATGGCAATGGCAGTTGATTTAGAAGCGGAAGAGGAGAACTATACCATGTGGTTCAGCAAAGACAATGGGGATGTAAGATTCAGAGTTGCTTTTAAAATCGGAGTGAATGTCGGAATCACTTCAGAAGTGGTGAAATTCAAAGCAGCAATCTAATTTCAAAAACATGAGAGAGACTTCGGTCTCTCTCTCTTAAATAAAATAACATGAGTTGTGCAATTACATCTGGATATTCAATTGAATGTCGTGAATCGGTTGGTGGAATAGAAACCATCTACCTTATTGAAAATGAATACTTGTATGATGCAAGTGGAGTATCTCGTGTGACTTCAGTTTCTGGAGTTGTTACTGCATTGACAAAAGATACTGGAAAGAAGTTCTGGAAGTTTGAAGTTCCAAGAGCAACATCAACTGCAAACAATGGTATAACTTCATCCATTGAGAATGGAACATTCTTCTTCACACATCAAGTCATCTTCCCAATCAACTCTCGTTCAGCAGATGTGAGAAACATTGTGACTACACTTGCAAAGAACAGATTGACCTTTGTGACTAAAGAAGGAGATGGAACTTTTAGAATGTATGGTAAAGAATTTGGTCTTCAATTAGAGAGTACAGAAGCGGGAAGTGGAACGAGTCTCCAAGACAGAAACGGATACCTTCTCACCTTCTCAAGTCAAGAGAGAGAAGACTTCTTGGTTGTTCCAGCAAACATAGCAGCAAATTTAGAGGTCGTAGGATAATCCAATAATCTTCAAAAACAAAAAGCCACCAAGACCAAGTGTATTGGTGGCTTTTTTTAATTTTATGATAACACTAAACAAAGGAGAAACACAAACAATCTTTTTTACTGCAACGGAAAAATGTTCCCTTGCAAATCCTTATTTTTACTTTGTTTTTCAGAACAGAATCACACAAGAGATTGTTCAATTTGGAGTGACCAATACAAGTAGTGATGCAAGATATGACAAGTTTTCTCTGGTGGTGAATTCAAAGTTCTTGAATAGTGAGACTGGATTCTGGACATATTCAATCTATGAGACAATAACATTGACTCAAAACTTTGACTATGAGAATTCTGCTCCAGTTGAAATCGGTTTCATGTACTTAAACCCAGCGACAGAATATGCTCCAACATCATACAATCAACAATCAAACACATTTGTGACTTACAATGGATAACACATATCAACATATCACACTGCAATTTGACCAAGCCAAACAACCCAAGTTTGAGGAGAAGAAAGGGAAGAACTATATTGAATTTGGAAAGGACAACAACTATCCAAACTACCTTCTTGATTTGTTCAATGAGTCACCAAAACATTCAGCCATTGTCAAATCAAAAAGCAATTATGTTTTCGGTTCGGGATTTGAAGACAAAGGAGTTGCAAATACACTTGGAGAGAATTGGAATGATGTCTTGAGAAGATGCATACTTGATGATGAACTTTACAGAGGATATTATCTTCAAGTTATCTGGAACAGACTTGGAAAGATTAGTGATGTATTTCACATTGAATTCCACAAGGTAAGAGTGAGCAAAGACTTGCAGACATTCTATGTCAAGAATGACTGGATGGACATGAGAGAGAAGGCAAGAGAATATCCAGCATTTAATCAATTGAATCCAACTGGTTCACAAATTTTTTATTACAAAGAATACAATCCTTCTTCTGAATACTATCCACTTCCATCATACTTTGCTTGTCTGAATTATCTGGAAGCAGACATTCAAATTTCAAGACACATTCTTGGGAATGCCAATCGCCAGTGGGTATCTTCAAAACTTGTGAATCTTAATAATGGAGACCCATTGAATGAAGAGAAGAGAGGAGAAGTTGAGAAGGGACTCTTGAAGAAGTTTACTGGAAGTGAAGGTCAGAGAGTGGTCATCATGTTCAACAAGAGCAAAGAAAATTCAGCAGAAATAGTTGACTTAGGAACAACACAATTGACAAAGGAAGACTTCACCAATGTAAACAATCTTGTGCAACAAGAAATTTATGCTGGTCACCAGATTGTGTCTCCATCACTTATGGGTGTGAAGACAGAAGGACAACTCGGTGGACGGACAGAGATTCGTGATGCTTATGAGATATTCAATAACACATACATAAAAAACAGACAGATAAACTTCAACAACATATTCACCAACTTGAGAAATCTCAAAGGAGAGCAAGGAGAGTTTGTGATTCAACCAGTTGAACCATTGAAGTTTGAATTCACAGAAGCAATCATGAGTCAGAATCTGACAAAGGATGAAATCAGACAATTGATGGGAAGAGAAGAAATGGATTCACAAGTCAAGACACAAGCACAAATCATAAATGACAATATCAATTCATTGTCTCCACTTGTTGCAAGTAAAGTCTTGGAATCAATGTCTCCAGATGAAATCAGAAGTCTGGCTGGTCTTGTTCCAAAGGATGTTGCAGTTGCTGGACAACTTCCATCTGGTGAAGTACCAGTACAACAACAAGCCAATGACTCAATCAAGAACTTGACTGGAAGACAATATCAGAATGTCATGAGGATTGTGAGACAATTTGGAAATGGCAAACTAACCAAAGAACAAGCAACACTGATGTTGAAGAATGGATTTGGATTCACAGATTCTGATGTCAACACATTTCTTGGAATTGATGCAGACCCATTGACAGAAGATGAAGTTCAGAAATTCAGCATGAATCCAGAAGACAGAATCATCTTTGAATTCTCACAATGTGGAGATGACAGAAGTCTCTACCAGATTGAGAAGTCAGAATCATTCATGGGGTTTGCTTATGAGTTGACAACTGATGAAGCAAATGTACTTGGAGAGATTACAAAGGACAAGAACATCACACCAGACATTCTTGCCAATGTGTTAAAGATTGACAAGCCAGTTGTTGAAGATATCATCAAGAGATTGACAGAGAATAAAATCATCAAAGTTGTTCCATCAAAAGTGAACATCAGTCCATCATATGATGTGTTGAAACCAATCTCTGAATTGGATGGTAAGAATTCAAAGAGGACAGAATTGTTGATTCGCTATTCATATGAGTGGAGAAGCATTGTTCCTTATGGTGAGAGAGACACAAATGCACATCCATCAAGAGCATTCTGTCAGAAGATGATGGACTTGAGCAAGACAAGGATGTGGAGCAGAAGTGACATTGAGCAGATATCTGCAAGACTTGGTTATTCAGTATTTGACAGAGTTGGTGGTTGGTGGAATTCACCAATCAATCCAAACAAAGAACAATGCCGTCATGAATGGCAATCTCACATCGTTAAAAAGATATCATGAGCAAGAACATATTATTCTTAACAGAGCAGACATTCAAGGAAAGAACTGGAGCATCTAATTCAATTGATGGAAAGCAGATTTTCCCAATGATAAAAGTTGCTGGTGATATGTATATTCAACCAGCACTTGGTTCAAGATTATACAGAAGACTTCAAGATGGTGTTGAAGTTGGGAACTTAACAGCCAATGAAATCACTTTAATCAATGAATACATCACAGACACATTGATTTGGTACACCATGTCAATGCTTCCAATGACAATGGGTTTTCAATTGTTCAGTAAAGGATTCCTTCAGAAGACATCAGAAGAATCTTCTGCTCCATCAAGAGGGAACTTGGAGTTGATTGAAGAGAGATACAAGTCACTTGCTGAATTCTACAAGACCAGAATGATAAAATACTTGCAAGAGAATTATGTTCTTTTCTTTGAGTATTACAACACTGGTACTGGATGGGATGTGATTGAACCAGAAGACAAAGCATACACTTGCCCTATCTACTTGGGAGACACAACACAACCAGAAAATCCAAAGTATTATTCATCAACAAGTGGAGCATCTTATCCACAGATTGCATACTACACTGCAACTGGTGGAGAGTCAACATTTAATGTTGCAGTTCTTGTCGGAAGGACTCCATTAGTTGCAACAAGAGGAGGTCTCACAAAGACCATCACAACTTCTCCAACTGCTGACACTGGATATCTTCAGATTGTCAATGGTGTGATAACACTTCCAACTGGAGACATTGCAATGGCTGGTGAGTTGTTTACATTCTTATACAATTAAACATATGAGTAAAGGATACAAGCAAGAGTACATCCAAAAAGTTAAAGCAAAATTCAATGACGTACAATCAAATAGTGGACAAAATACAAACACTTCTGGAAAGTCATCCAATGATAAAAGAAGTGAGATTCAGCAGTCCAGCAGAGTGGTTGTTCAGAGATAATCAACCAGTCTTTCCATCTGCAAACTTTGTCATCAATTCTGGTGGTTTGAATGTAGGAAGGGAGATGACATTTTCAACAAGATTCTGGTTCTTGGACAAGAGTGGAGTTGAAGGAGAATTTGAGACTGATGTGATAAGTGACCAGCATCAGATTGCCAATGACATCATTGCACAATTGAGAAAGGACTTCACCATCAGCATTGACACCAACATCACATGGAATGCAATTTCAGAAAAGTTTGAAGACTATCTTTCTGGAGTTGAATTCACAATCACAATATCAACAACAGACCAATATCAACTATGCGAGTTACCAAGTTAATTGTCACAATCTGTCTTGTCTTCATTGCACAAGTCACCATTGGACAAGTTTATCAATTGATGCCACAATATGGATATCAAGCACCAAGAATGGCGTTTGATTCCACAATACAGATTCCAACTTTCTGTGGTGTACCAACATTAAAGTCAGTTCAGTTTGTTACCAAGAAAGGAGCAATTGCTTTTGATTCTTGCAACAATAGATTCTACACATACAATCCAAAGACATTGTCATGGTCACAAGTGAGTGGTGGTTCAACAGACACAACTTCATTGTCTTCCAGAATCAATCTGAAACTTGATTCATTAAAGAGAAGAGCAGATTCTGTCTTTGGTTATAGAAATGGAAATGAAGTTTTTCAGTTTAAAGATTCTGTTGGTTCTGGTGGTTCTGCAAGTGACACAACCAAAGTCCCTTATACTGGAGCAAACAAAAGTGTGAATCTTGGAGCATACAATTTGATTGTTGATTCATTAACCATTGGAAGAGGTAACAACCATTCATTGAGCAACAATACTGC